TTGTTGTCGATTCTTACCATATCCAAAGTATACCTTTGGTTATCACGCTGATGCAGTGCCCATTCTGTCTCTAGACCTCTCTTCTTCTTGTAAAGGTCTCTGACTTGTATTTGCATCTATGGTTTCCTCATAAGTTAGCCATAATTTACGATGGTCTATAAATCCATCTTTCTCCCATTTTATATCATTTTTTCCTAGCTTGTCAACTAGTGCGTTTTCAAAGGCTTTATCCTCATCTTCTGACGATATTTCAAAAGACGCGTAATAGCCATACGCTCTGATTTGTACACGGAAGTTTTTCATAGTTGCCTTTCTTCTTTAGCATAAAAAAAGGGGGCTCGAAAGCCCCCTTCTTAATTAAAAGTTATTAGATTACGCTGCTCCTGGAGATCCGAAGATACCTCTAGGGTCTGAGAATCCAAATGAATATCTCTCTCTAGCTTTGTATTTTACGTTTCCAGTTTCGAAATCACCTTCCATCGAAGTTTTTACTGGTGATCTAACGAACATTTTTAATCCATTAGGTACATCAGTCTTGATGAAAAACGCATCTGTGTCAGTTAAGTAGTGGTTGACCACGTAGCCTTGTGGGATCATTCCCATATTAGCCACTGCGTTAATGTCATTGTCAGCCGTTCCAGTTCTGCCTGTAGACTTCATTAGTCTTTCAGCTGTGAATTGAAGCGCAGAAGGAATTATCATTTTAGTTCCTTTAGCTGCAATTTTTAACCCTCTGTCATCAGTCATTGCTGCGATGTCAATTAACGACTGCTCTAACGATGTTTCGTTTAAGTCAGCTGCAGTTGACAACTCATTTTTAAATGTTCCAGCAACGATTGGGTGTGCAGTTGAAAATAATTCAACTCCGTCACCACCTGTGAAGTTTGAGTCAAACCCGTTGTTTAACACATTTGCTGCTTTAACTTGTTTTGCGTTAGCCATAGATCTAGCTAATGCTTTTGTATATCTAGACGCAAGTCTGTCATACAAATTGTCTTCAATCGCTTCTTCAGTGATTGAGAACGCTAAAGCAAGCGTTTCGTGAGTGTATCTAGCAGTGAAAGATTCAGTAGCTGAATCAAAGTTTACGCTTGAACCTTCAGGTTTTACCTGAGCGTTCGCGAAACCAGATAACATTACTTCTTCTTCAAAAGCTCTGTCAGAATTTTCGATATCGTAAATCTGACTATGCTCATCTGCGTAGTTTTTATATTCCAGGCCGAATAGTGCATTCAATCCTGGCTCTAGTTCTTTAACTAGTTGTGCTCTTGATATTGCCATAATATTATACTCCTATTCTATTATACGCCTGTTGTTAGTTTAAATACGTGTTCGCCTGTATTGAAAACGACATATGCGTTTGCATTGGCTGAACCCGTATCACTGTTATCAGGATCTGTTGAGATTCCGATTTGTTTGAAACCACCTGATGTTCCAGAAGTGGACGTGTCAATTTCTGAAGTCGATTGACCATTGATTGTAGAACCTGCTGTTCCCACAAAGTCAAAAGCAGAATTGTTCATCGCCGCTGTTCCTGTACCATCGTGTTGTGCTTCAAACACAGTAAATGGATCAACGTGTACTGTAGCTTTTATATCAGAAGCATTTGTGCTTGCTGGGTAAAAAGCTTTAAACGTTGGCTTACTTGTTGATGGGTCAGTAAAGAAACATCCTCCGAAAACACCTATTTGTTGTGTGTCTCCAGCTGCTGCTTGCTCTATGCCACCTGCCGCTACTGCTTCTACCACTTGACCTGTAAATATTGAAGTCCCGTGGTTTGCTGCTATAGCGTATTCTTCCGTTCTTAGTTCTCCACCTACAAGAGATCTTGTTGGTCTAAAACCGAACGCTGCGTCTTTATTTGCCATAGTTTTATCCTTATTCTGTTTATGGTTTTACCCATAAACGGGTTAATGTTAATTCGTTGGTAGGGATTAACCCGAGAATCGTTAAAAAATTAACTTTTCTTTGTACCACCGAAGGTTACACGAGTCTGTCTATCATTATTGATAGGCATACTTGGATGCTGTTCCTTCATTAGATCGTTATCTATCGCGTCGCTTTTGTCTTTAGTTTGTCTTGCAAAATACTCTTTTCGCGATTCAACAATCTCTTCTGGTATCCTTGCCAGCAAAAGGCCGCCAACTCCGATCACTCCCTTGTATTTACCGTCTTGGACAGTTGGATAATTTGCATCTGGGTATTGATCAGCTCTCACTAATTCATATCCAGATCTTAATTTAGCTGACATATTTGATGTATCATCAAATCCCATACTCTCAGCTCTTAACCATCTGTGTTTATACCCATCCGGTGCAGGGGGTGCATCTAAAGATGATGGTGGAGTCCAAACTTTTTTCTTTTCTTCTTTAACTCTAGTTTGACTCGCAC